TTAATCAATGAGATTTTTTGAGAGGTCTTTCATTAAGTTACTAAACTTATTGGAAGCCTCTTTTTTTATGTTTTTGGTCATATGTGCGTATATATCCATTGTAGTGTTAATATCAGAATGGCCAAGTCTTTCTTGTATCTCTTTTATGTGTACATTAGCTTCAATGAGTAAAGAGGTGTGAGTATGTCTAAATGAATGCGGTGTAACTGCTTTTTTAATAGATGTTTTCTTGAGTAGTCGTTGCATTCGAATTGATAAATGTTTTATTGTTTTAGGGTAACCCTCATTGGTTGCAAAAATAAAGTCATTATCTTTATAAAAAGGTTTATTTTCTCTCTTTACTACCTCTTGCTCTTGTTCGTGAAGCCTAAGTAAATCAATTAAAAGAGGATCTATTGTTATAGTTCGTATTGATCCTTCTGTTTTCGGAGTGAGTAGTGTATAGTTCAATTTGTTATTTGTTGGATTATAATATGTTTTAATAACTCTTAGAGTTTGTTTTTCGTAATCTATATCAGACCATTTCAACGCTACCATTTCACCAATTCTTAAACCTGTATAAGCTAACATAGTAAAAGCTAATAAATCTCCTTCTAACCCTTCATTTTTAGCAACTGAAAGAAATTCTTCTAATTCTTCCTTTTCTAGAAACTTTTGATTTATAGAGTTATCATTTTCAAGGTCAGAAACCGTTTTCTTTTTCTTAGGTAATTTGATTCCTTTTGTTGGTGTTTCTTTAATTAAATTAAGTGATTGTGCATATTCAAAAACCATATTTGTAGATGAATGGATACTGGAAATATAGTTAGTGCTGAATTTATTTGATAGCTTGTCTATTACATCTTGATATGCTTTTTTATTTATTTTTTGTACAGGTGTTTTACCAAATTCATTTATGATATGTTTTAATGCAATTTTTCTTGCTCTCAAACTGCTTTCTTTAGCATCTTGACTATAATGTTTCTCCCAATCCTTACATAGATCATCAAAAATAAACTTTGAAGGCTGTATATATTCTCCATCATTAAATTGTCTTTCGAATAAAGCTGCTGCAAGTTTAGCATCCTTTTGAGTAAGAAACCCGGATTTGCTTTTTTTAATTTCCTTCCCTGTTATAGGATCAGTCCCCATATAAGCGCGAAATGCCCACTTTTTCCCCTTCTTATAGATGTATGCCATAAAATCACCCTATTCAAGAATTATCTGAAGAATGTTTTTAATTTTTTCACGGTTCTTATCATTTAATAATTCTTTTTTATAATAAAGGTCAACGTCCAAATCTAATAAATCATATAGGTCAAATACTCTCCGTCTTAATTCATCATCAGTTAATAGTCCGTATGCTGTAAGTCCGTCCGATGATTTATCTTTTCCCATAGCTGGGAGGCTAATTTCAACCTTCTTCCTTTGTTCTTCCAATACTCCTGTGAACGCTTCTATAATAGTTGTCTCATAACCTGCCATCTCCATAAGTTTAGCGTGGTGAATATTTAAACCTTTAGCTATTTTTTTTAAAGTTCCAGGGGTTGGAATACCTTGTTTTCCATTCTCAATCATTGAGAGGTAGGCTTGAGTTAAATCTATTTTTGCTCCTAACTCAATTAAAGTCATTTTCCTTTCTTTTCGTAGCTTCTTTAATTCACTTCCGAACTCCTTTGGATTAGCTTTCTCTCTCATTTCTATTCCTCCTTGATAATATTCTCTGAAATAATATAACACAAATTATAAAAAATATAAATTGTTTATAAAAATATGTTGACTATAAAAATTAAGGTATGCTAACATCTTAATATAAGTTACTTATATTTTTTATAAGTTGAATATAAAGGTGGTGAGGAAATGGTAAGGATGGAGCTTATCAACAAAAATGAGGTTAGGTTGTTAATAGCTGAAAAGGGTTTGACCCTTAAAGCCTTCTCTAATCACATTGGAATTTCTCAAGTCTATTTAACTCAAATACTTAAAGGCTATCGTATTCCTTCTCCTACCGTATCTGCAAAAATAGCAAAAGGGTTGGATGTTGAAATTACCGATATTTTTAATATATGTGTTCAAGAAAAGTGAGAAAAGGTGGTGTTATTGGTGCTGAACATTGAGATTGACGAAAAGATTGTTAATTCCATGTTACAAAAGGCAATCAATGAAAGAGTTGAGGAATTAGCAAAGATAAAATATTTCATGACATATCAAGAACTATCCGAGTACTTAAATATTAGTAAACCTATTATAGAAGATCGTTTAATTAAGAATGGTTTGAAGTATTACAAGGTTGGATCTAAATATTTGTTCAAAAAAACTGAAGTGGATGAATTCTTGGATGATATGACTGCAAATATGACATTAACCAATAATGATATTAAATTTTTTACGAAGTTAAAAGGGGGAAATAAATATGTTAAACAATTTAAATGAAATCAATGACCAAGCTGCAGGAATTTCAACAAATTTGGAAATGATTTTTGGGCAAATGGAGTTTTTTGGGGAGTTAATTAATGATATGGATTTACATTCTGATATGTTGCCAGTCCTTTTTGAAAATGGTCTCATCCAGAGAAAGTTAGGTGCAATTTATTACTTACTTAGTATGCAGTTGTCGGAAGTTCAAAAAGCAGAGCAAATAATCTCAGAACTATCTAGTCATAAAAATAAAATACTAAAATAGAAACATTTGTTCAAGGAGAGATAAGTATGAATACTACAAAAAATAAATATCTACTATATTTGGATGCTTATATTAAGGCAGGAGACAAGTTAACAAATGATCCTGAAGAGTACCTTAATCAAATTATATTTTATGGAGTTAAAGTAATTTATGAGGCTGAAAAACCTATAGATTATAACCAGACATTAACTTTATTTAAATTGGCTTCCACAACAAAAATGTTAATGGGGAGACTAACACCAAAGGAATTTATCAATCTATTTCCTATAAACAAATGGTTTAAAGGTGATAAATACGGAATGAAAGACTACTTTTACACTATGAATTACATAAACACCTTAGATCAGAATGAATTGATAAGTGAGGATATTTCAGAGTTTTTACTAGAGTACACTAATCGTGAAATAAATATATTTAATGTTAAATTAATGAGTTATATGAGTGATCTACGAAGGTATGAGGGAAAAACTTCTTTTTTAGAAGAATGGGCAAGTATGAATAACGTAGATACGTACACTCTACACAAAAAAAATGACGGTAAAGAGTTTCTAATTAATAGGAACACAGGTAAGTCAATAGCTATAAAAAAGCCAATACCAAAATATTTAAAACGTATCAAATAGTAATAACCAACAATCAAAAAGGAGGTGAGACTTCTTGCAAGCTTCAATTACAAGATATAACGATAGAGTTAATAGTTTAATGCCAGGAGCAAAAATAATTAAATTAATTGGATACACAAGGGGTAATAAGGATTATCAAAAGGCGAAAAGGGCTGCTTTGAAATGGAAAGATTCTAAATCCTTAAATGATGTGGAAATAAATGATTGGATTGAACAAGGTGGGTGGATAGGCGCAGTTATACCTGAAGGCAGGTATTTGATTGATGTAGACAATGAACTTTTAGGGGGCTTATTGAAGGATTTACTTGAGGGTGAGAATATCCATCATCATGCTATAAAAACACCAAAAGGGTATCATTTTATTTTTAAAGAATCACAGAAGGTTACACAGTATCAAGGTTATATAAACCGATTAGGGATACAAACGGATTCACGTAAATCAGAAGCAGGTTACGAAGTATTCCCAACCATTAACACAGAAGGTCGTTTTATTGTAACTGAAAGCTTAGAACCATTAGATGAACCACCTCAATACTTATATAAAGTATGGAATGCTCAAAAAACCCCTTCACCTATGGCATATCCATATAAAACAAGTGGTTCAAGAGATGGAGACTTTTACGACCTAGCTAGAAGGTTATTGACGTGTGGAGTTAGCAAAAAGGATACAATAGAAAGCTTGGAATTAGCTTATGAATATTTTGTTCCTTATAAAGATGACTTCCCACTAAGTGCAATAAAGGAGAAAGTAGAATCAGCATACAAAAAAATAAACGAAGGCAACAGTTCACCAACAAAGCGAATTATTAACTTTGAATATCGTGAAAAAGATATAGGCAAAAACATAGTGATTCCGAAACCCTTTAAAGTGAGTGGTAACGATACCTTATTTGAAGAAAAAGTTGACAAAGATGGTAATGTAACTAAAAAGCTTGTATCGAGGAAAACTCCATATATAACAAAAGAATTTAATAATATAGAACGACCGCAGGTGCTTTATGAAATTGAATGGGCAGAGCAAAAAAGAATTGTTAAAGAAGTTGTGCCTGCTTCTACAATTGCTGTTAAAAAAGAATTGTTGGAACTAAGTGAAAAAGGTTTATCTGTAAATGATAATAATGTGAAAAAAATAATAACTTACTTTGATCAATATTTATTGATTAATAATATATGTCATCATTATGCGGTTGAACGGTTGGGCCACATTAAAGATAAATTTATTCACCCTTTACTATCCGAAGATATTGAGATTATGGCAATTGATTATGGAGAAAAACAAATAATTGAGGGTTTTAAAATAAGAGGTACTGTAGATTCTTGGAAAAAAGGTGTTTTTGAACACATTAAGCAAAGCCCGAAAGCAGTTATTATGGTACTAGCAAGTTTTGCAAGTGTAATTATAAAAGATTTAAAAGTACAGCCCTTCATTGTTGATTTAAGTGGTACAACTTCCCAAGGGAAAACAACTACTTTAAAAATAGCTGCTAGTGTCTGGGGAAATGACGGGTTAATTAGTGAATGGAATGCGACGAAGGTATCAATTGAGAGAAAAGCATCTTATTTAAATAGTTTTCCATTATTTTTAGACGATACACGTAAAGCAGACGAACGTATTTTAAAAGATGTTGTTTATCAATTTAGTGGTGGACGTTCAAAAGGAAGAGGATCATTAAAAGGAAGTCAACGTGAATATACATGGAACAATATTTTATTGAGTACAGGTGAAGTATCATTAAATGAATATGCTAAAAATCAAGGTGGAGCAGCTGCACGAATAATTCCATTAGTGGATGAACCCCTTCCGAAGTCTCAAGACAATATTGTGAAACTATATGAAGGTATGGAAAACAATTATGGAGCAGCCGGAATAGGATTCTTGGAAATTTGGATGAATCATAAGAAAGAACTTATATCTGAATATCATAAATTTAGAAACTATTATATAGATAAGGCGAAAGGTAATGAAGTATTAAATCGTTTAGCAGGATATTATGCAGCGATCCACTTTACAGGAAGTATACTAAAAAACAAAATGGGTTTTGAAATAGATTTAAAAGTCATAGCAGATTTATTTGACGATATTGTCAGTGAAAATAAATCAACGGACAAGCCTATGCAATTTTTAGAAGAAATTCTAACCGATCTAGATAGTAGCAGACAGGATATATTTTATGATTACTTGCCTCAAGTCCATAAAGCCATATTTAAAAAAGGGCAGCTGTATTTAATGCCTGCATACCTTACTAGATTCTTAGGTATCGAAGAAAAAGCAACACGTAGAGAATGGTTAAAACGTGGGCTAACAGTTGGAAAACAAGAAAAAGGTTCATATGTAGATTATAGGCAAGTAAAGCATAAAGGTAAAAATTTTAGAGTGATACCTTTAAATATGGAATATGTACTGGAACTAGGCTTTGATTTTGAAGAACTAACAGTTAATTAGTTTTTCTTGAGTTAGTAACCTTCAGGAAAGAGGGTTAGTTCAGCGGTAACAAAAGGTAACAATCAAAATGTATAAGTTGTTACCTTGATGAACCTAAGAGCCATAAGGGATTAAGTGTTATAGGTAACAAAAGTAACAGAAGTAACAAGTAAATATATATATATATAGGTTCTTTAGATTATTTTTTTTATAAGGGAAGTCTATAATATAGTTTATTTTCTAAAAAACTTGTTACCATGTTACCTTGAAGGGTAAATCCGTTGGGAGAGTAAGGATAGGTAGGGTAACAAAAGCTTGAAATACGTGTTACTTTTGATGTTACCATGTTACCTTTTAAAGAAAATAATAAAAAAATTTTACTTTTTAATATAAATAACTTATAATAAATATAAGTAACCTATAATTAGAGGCGGTAAAAATGACTTTGAATTTCAAAAATCGTATTTCCATTGTAGAGCTTGAGCCTAATCCTGGACCCGAACCAGGAGAGTCTGAACAGGAATTTACTAAAGCCTGGGCGGATATTAAGACAATGAAAGGTACAGAATATAACCAAAGTGTCATAGCAGGCAATATAGGGATCTCTCGTTTTATTATTCGCTTTATTCCTAATATAAAACCAAATATGAAGGTTCGATATAAAGGTAACCTTTACGATATTGAAAGTATCACTAATGATGATGAGGGCAACCGTACAATTACGATTATTGGAAAGGCGATTTTAAACAATGGATGATATTTTAGATAGATTAAAAGATAATCTTGAAAATAATGCAGATCGTGAGGAAGTTTTAATTAGACGTTACGATTTAATAAAGCTTATACATGAATATGAAATAGAAACAGGTAGAAAGAAAAATTGGAAAGACGAAAGGTGGTGAGTAAGTGGCGGGACTTTTTAATAAGATTTTTAATCGCAGAAAAGAACCACAACAAACAATAAGAGCAGACATCATGAGTAGTGGTTCTCCTGTATTTACCCCTTTTAGTGGTAATGCATATGAAAGTGATATTTATAGAGCAGCAGTTGATGCAATAGCAAGAAATGCAGCCAAGCTTAAAGGAACTCACATTATCACTTCATCCAAAAATAGAAAAGATGGTGATCAGTATTTAAACCGTATATTACAGGTTAGACCTAATCCTTATATGACTGCTTATGATTTAATTTATAAATTAGTTACTCATTACTATTTGTATAATAATGCCTTTGCTTTTTTACAGAAAGATGAAAAAGGTTTTTTACAAGCGATCTATCCATTATCAGCACAAAACATGGAATATTTAGTAGATCCAGCAGGGGAAATGTATTGCAGATTTATATTTGCTAACGGCCAACAAGTAACTATACCATTTTCAGAAGTTTTTATAGCTAGACGCTTCTTTAATAGCAATGATTTATTAGGTGATACAAATACAGCAATATTACCCACTTTAGACTTAACACATACTCAAAATGAAGGGTTACAAAACGCTATTAAGTCTAATGCAACAATTAGGGGGATATTAAGGTATAACCAAGTATTAAATCCAGAGAAGCTAAAAGAAGAAAAAGAGGCCTTCATAAGTGATTATCTAAGTGCGAGCAATAATGGTGGTATCGCTGCAATAGATAACAAGTATGATTATATCCCTTTAGAATCAAAACCAGTACCAATTGATGATAAACAAATAGAATCAATCAAAAAGAAAATATATGAGTATTTAGGGATAAGTGAAAAAATCGTAAATAGCACATATAACGAGGATGAATGGGCTGCATTTTATGAGAGTGTAATAGAACCTATTGCTGTTCAATTCTCTTTAGAATTAACAGATAAGATATTTACAAATCGTGAGCAGTCTTTCGGTAATTCAATAATCTTCGAAGCTAATAGATTACAATTCGCAAGTAATGAAACAAAAACAAATATTATTAAGGAATTAATGCCATTAGGCCTTTTTACAACAAATCAAGCGTTAGAGATTCTCAATCTTCCACCAGTTGAAAACGGGGATAAGCGTATTCAAACATTAAATGTAGTAAACGCTGCTAAAGCAGATCAATACCAGCTAAACAGCAAAGACAAAGGTGAAGATCATGGCGAATAATCAATTAGAAATATTTTGGGAGATATATAGAAGAAACTTGGGTTTTAATCCTGACGAACCAATGGGCTTTCAAGAAAGGTCTTATTGGAAAAGGGTAAGAACACAAATGAAAAAGTGTATGGAATCCAATGATCCTGAATATGCCCTATATAATTCACCTGATTTTAATAAGCAATACTTCCTTTCAAAATGGTGGGATAAACTAGATCGGTTTGATAAGGAAAAATATCTTATTCATGTTTGGTTAAATAAAGGAGTTAGTTTATTGCATGGGTATGATTGGTGGCTTCCTTATTTTAAAGATATAGGATTTATCAGTAATTGTAATTCGCCAAAACCAAATGAAGATATTTTATTGTATCGTGGGGCTTATCCAGCTTTTTCACAGGGGTTATCGTGGACACCTAACAGAGAATTCGCCAAAACCTTTGCAGGTCAAGGAGAAAAAATGAACGTTTATCAAGTTGTAGTAAAACCTGAAAGTATCTTAGGTATATTTAGTGGAACGGCAGGATATATAGGTGAACCAAATCAGATATATCATGGTTTTGAATATGTGGTTGATTATAGAACAATAGAGCCAAAAATCGTAAGGAGGTAATAACAAATGAAGGAATTAAGGATAGCAGAGATAAGAGCAGCAACCCCATCAGAGGGGAGCAGCCTTATTCTAACAGGTAGGCCGATTGTATATGATCAACCTACTACAATAAATGCTCCATTTGGGGAATATATCGAGGTAATAAAGAGAGGTGCTTTAGATAAAGCGGATATTACAGATGTTCGTCTCTTATATAACCACGATATGAATAAAATCCCTTTAGCAAGAACACCTAAGACTATGGGCTTATCGCTAGATTCGGCAGGATTAGCAATGAGGGCAGAATTACCAAACACCGAGGATGGAAGAAGCGTACATACGGCAGTAGGACGTGGAGATCTATCAGGGATGTCTTTTGCTTTCAAAGTACCTAAAGACGGCAGTCAATTTGATGCAAAGACAAATACTAGAACAATTACAAAGATAGATAAAGTATATGAATGTAGCATAACACCATTCCCTGCATACCCACAAACAAGCGTGGAAGCAAGGTCTGCAATTGAAAACATATGGGGAAAACTAAAGTCCCCAGAAAGACAAGCAGCAAAAATAAAATTAAACAAAATATTATCAAGGAGTGTTTTATAAATGAAATTCGAAACAATACAAGAGGCATTTAACTATTACCGTAACCAATCTTTAGAAGTGATAGAAACAAGAGCAGCACAAATTAAAGGAACGATTGATAATGATCCCAACGCAGACATTATGGCGCTTAATATTGAGATTGAGGGATTAAACGAAGCTAAGAAAAATATTCAAGAAAAGGGTAATAACCAACCACCAGTTGGAGAAGGACAAGGCGAACAACGAAGCTTTAACCCTATTACTGGAATCAACTTCAACCAACAAAACGGAGTACCCACAGAAAACATTTTCGGAAGCACAGAATATCGTAATGCATTTTATAAAACAATGTTAGGTCAAAAGCTGACAGACATTGAAACTAGAACATTCAATAAAGCAATGGAGATTCAAGAGTCTGAACGTAGAGCAGATGCCTTTAATACAACAACAAATAGTGCGGCAGTATTACCTACAACGACTCTAAACGAAGTAATCAAAAAAGCACGTACAATGGGTGGATTAATTGGCCATGTTAGAAACTTCAATATTCCAACTAATATCAGCGTACCGATTGGAACACCAACAAGTAAGGCGAAATGGCATGTAGAGGGTGCAGCTGTAGAAAGTGAAAGTGTAACGACTACAACCGTATCATTTAAAGGTTATGAGATTATTAAAATATTCTCAATCAGTGCAGCGGCCAAAAAGATGTCTATTCAGGCATTTGAAGCTTATATCACTGAGGAACTAACTAATTGTGTTATGGAAGCTATCGCAGATGCATTAGTAAATGGAACGGGAAGCGGACAAGGAACAGGATTAAATACAGGGATCACTTGGGATGAAACAAATAGTTTAGATTTCACTGGTGAGTATACAGACTTTACTAAAGCATTAGCAAAACTAAAAAGAGGATATGGGGCAGGCGCAAAATTCGCAATGAGTAATACTACTTTATACAACAAAGTATATAGCCTGGTTGATGCGAATAAACGTCCAATCTTTATTGCAGATCCTAAGAATGAAAGCATTGGTTATATCTTAGGTAAAGAAGTTGTGATTGATGATAACATCCCAGACGATACCATCATTCTAGGTAACTTCCAATACATGGGGTATAACATGCCACAAGGTGTAATGATTGAAGTATCAAGAGAATCTAGTTTCAAAAGTGGATTAGTAGATTATAGAGCAATGGCTATTGCAGATACTAAACCATTAGTAAATGAAGCATTTGTAAAATTATCTGGAACAGGTGCTGGAGTAGAAGGTTAATAGAATAATAAAAACATGAAGGGGTATCAGTAATCACGCTGGTATCCCTTTTTAAAAGGAGAGAACACATGTTAATTGAAATCCAAGAAGCAAGGGACACATTAAGGGTAGATGGAACGGACAATGATCCAATCATCATACCATTGTTAGAATCAATACCATCTTATTTAGAGGTTACTACAGGCAGGACATGGGAAGATAACCCTGTTCATCCTTTAGCACAAACAGTAGCTAAGTTTATATTACAGTTATGGTTCGATCCACAAGGACAGGATAGTGAGAGGTTGAAGCGAACAATAGATAACCTATTAGTATCCTTAACTGCAATAGCTAGAGGTATTGAGTAATGGCAAAGGACTATGCAACATCATTCTATAAAGGTGCAGCATGGCGAAAATGTTCAAAAGGATTCATGCAAAGTAAAAACTATACCTGTGAAAGGTGTGGAAATATAGCGGTTATATGTCATCATAAAGTTTACATCACACCAGATAATATTCATGATCTTAATATTACATTGAGTTGGAGTAATCTAGAAGCATTATGCGCTACATGCCACCAACACGAACATTTTAGGGGTGATATATGCGCTAATGGATTAGTATTTGATAGCAATGGGAACTTGATACAAAAAATAAACACCCCCCATTAAATAAATGGCAAAACATGCCCTGAGGACCGGGGAGGAGCCTTTCTTTTCCTCTCCATGGTTTTTCTATATTAAGGGAGGGATAAAAAACTAAATTAGTAGGTGAATATATGAGTAGAAAGAATAAAGTTTCAACGAATATGAAGAAAGTTAAAGAACTATTGAAAGAGATACCAAAAGAAAGAGAACCAGTAGCACAAGGAATATATAACGAACTTGTATTCATGGAAAATACGCTTCAGACATTAAAAAATCAAGTAGAAGAAGAAGGGCCGACAGCTATGTTTAGGCAAGGAAGGCAAGAATTCTTGAGAGAACATCCAGCTTTAAAAGCTTATAATACCACTGTCCAGCGTTATGGAAATCTTTATAAGCAATTGGTAGATTTGTTACCCCAAGCAGAAAAACCACAAGAATCTGATGCTCTAATTGACTTTTTAAAGGGGTGACTGGTAACATGAATTACATTTTAGAATACTGGAATACAATAAAAATCGGAGAAACAATCGTTTCTAAACGTGTATATAAACAATATAGTAAGCTGGTAGATGAAATTATCCATCCTAAAAAATATATTTTTGATGAAGAAAAAGCCATAAAACCAATTGAATTCATAGAGCGTTTTTGTAAGCATAGTAAGGGGGAGTGGGCAGGGAAGCCTATAGAGTTAGAACTCTTCCAGAAAGCTTATATATCTGCTTTATTTGGTTTTATAGATAAGGATACAGGTTTAAGGCGTTATCGTGAAAGTATGTTTTATGTAGCTAGAAAGAATGGTAAAACAACCATGTTAGCAGGATTGGCAGCCTATATGTTAATAGCAGATGGTGAAGGAGGAGCAGAAGTATATAGCATTGCTTCTAAAAGAGATCAGGCACGTATTTTGTTTGAAGAAACACATAATATGATTCAACAAAGCCCGGATCTATCCAAACATATTAAGAAGCGAAAAAGCGATTTATATTTTCCTCTCACAATGTCCAAACTTATGCCATTGGCAAAAAACAGTAATACACTTGATGGACTTAATAGCAGCATGGTTATTATTGACGAACTGCACAGCATAGCAGATCGTAACTTATATGAGGTTATGAAACAAAGCCAATCAGCTAGGCAACAACCCATATTAATAATGATTACGACTGCTGGAACTGTTAGGGAGAATATTTTTGATGATATGTATCAATATGCATGTAATGTTGTAGATGGACAATATCAAGATGATAGCTTTCTACCGATCTTGTATGAATTAGATGAGAAAAAGGAATGGATAGAGCCAAGCGCATGGCAAAAAGCTAATCCTGCCTTAGGTTCGATTAAGAAAATAGATGATTTACAACGTAAAGTAGATAAGGCTAAAAATAATCCTAATGATTTAAGCGGATTGTTAACAAAGGATTTTAATATTAGAGAAACGGTAAAAAGCGCATGGCTCACCTTTGACGATATAAATAATGAAGAAACGTTTAATATTAATCACTTTAAAAATTGTTATGCCATCGGTGGAGCTGATTTAAGTGTAACTACTGATTTATCTTGTGCTACTCTTTTAATGGTTGACAAAGATACTAAAAAGCGATTTGTTCACCAAATGTACTGGTTGCCACGTGAAAATTTTGAACAGCGAGTGCATATAGATAAAATTCCTTATGATAAATGGCTTGATCAAGGGTTATTAAGATTATGCAATGGTAATAGCATAAATTACGGTGATATAACAGCGTGGTTCATAGAAATGCTTAATGATTATGGTATATCTCCTTTATGGATTTATTATGATAGTTATTCGGCTAAATATTGGGTGGAGGAAATGGAGCAATACGGTTTTAAAATGGTTAGATGTATTCAGGGGGCTAGAACATTAAGTTTACCTATGCAACAAATGGGGCAAGACCTGAAGGCCAAAAAAGTTAATTACAATAACAGTCCTATTCTTAAATGGTGTCTTACAAATACAGGAGTTGAAATAGATCGTAATGGTAATATTGTTCCTGTAAAAAACCAATCAGCTAAAATGAGGATAGATGGTACAGCGAGCATGTTAGATGCATATGTAGGTTTGTTTGAACATTATGAAGAATTTTTAAGGGCTTTATAGTAAAATAAATTAAATACTGTAAATAATTTGCGATTCAGAGGGGGTTATAAGTTATAACGTCCATACTGTAGGAGGTGATATTAAGTGACACCAGAACAATTAGAGGGGAAATTAGAAAAATCTTTGGAACGATTCAATCTAGAAATGCAATCTTATAGGGACACATTCAATCAGACACATAAAGAAGATGTTCTTATAAAAGAAGATTTGGATTATTTATATAAGCATACGTATTACACATTAAATGATTTTAAAAATGAAATCATTGAGTATATTAAAAAAAACAATCAATAAGAAAGATATTAAAAGAAACTTATCTTCATTTTAGGGGATAAGTTTTTCTGTTTTAGGTTGCTTTGGTGTCCGATAGGTGTCCGAAATGGTTTGGAATCGTATATTTTTAATAAGTAGATTTTGTATTAAATGTTGATTTAATAAGGTTTTTACTACCTGTTTTATTTCATTTAACAATAAATATAATGGGCGGCATGATGTAAGGTAAGTCATTCATCTGAATGACTAGTTCATACTTGGATTATGAACCTGTGATGGTAAATATGTAAAGATAAAGATTAGACTACTTCCTGATACATTTAGGAAGTAGTCTTTTAAAATTTAGCCTATTTGGTTGTGATTCCTCTCGAAAATATTTCTTTCGATAGGTTTAAAATAAAGGTCTAATTTCCGATATGAACTTTAATTCATACTTTTAAACAACTCCTGTACATTATGAAAATGAATTTCGCTCAGCTGTTCTACAATCTCTTCAACGACTAAATTCTCAGAGTCGGTAATCCACATACAAATCACACCTACTAACCCTGAAATCATATATTCTACATTAATTTGTACTTTTCGATTGTGAGTATGGTTACCGAGACCGGAAAGCATGATCTCTTTTAATTCTCTCTTTAAATAATTTGAGAAGTTTGGATGGCCATTTTGTGTAAGCATAGTTTTATAGAAATCAATGTCAACTTCGAGTACCTTAAAGGTTTCGCTCAAGATTTTAGTAAATAGACTTCGATCCAGTTCCTTTTGCTCTTTTAATTCTAAGTGAATACAAACATTTAATTTGTCCATGTTCTCCTCACATAATTTTTCTAATAAATGAGATTTATCAATATAGTGTAAATAAAATGTGTTTCGATTGATTAAGGCTTCGTCTGCAATATCTTGTATCGTAATCCTTTCGTATCCCTTTGATTGAACTAGGCTCAAAAATGCTTCTTTAATTGCTTTTCTTGTCTTGAGAATACGCAAATCTACTTTCTCTTTTTTCAT